ATTCCTAGTTGAAGTTTAAATCCTACATCTGTACCATCTAATATTCCATCTACTAATTCCCATTTACTATCTGCTGTTTGCAAGAAGCAAATATCACCAACTGCTAGTGTCGCACCCGCTGTTCCTGCCATTGTTATTCCTGACCATTTCTCATCGCCAGACAAGACTGCATCTAATTTAATATCAGTTTCTCCTAATTGAATATCGCCTGTCATTGTTCCACCAGCTAGAGGTAAATCTGTACCAACCACAGCGAGGGTTCCGGTTGTTGGAAGAGTCACACTTGTTGCTGCGGTTGTTGTAAGTGTTATAGCATCAGCTCCAGCAAGAGTTAAACTTCCTGATGCCAATGTAAGTCCGGTGACTGTTGCCGCGTTTCCAGTTACAGAACCAGCAATCGGATTGGTTGCTTGTAAATCTGTAAACCAACCTTTTGTAATTCTTGTTCCGGTTGATCCAATATCACCTGTGAGTTGTAAGTTAGATCCGTCATAGGTAAATCCTGCTGTTCCCTCGATTGTTCCATCACCAGTCCATACTCCGACTTGATTATCTGCCGGAGTTCCAACCTTTGAAACATCACCGCCTTCTGTTGCTGTTTTGAATGTTGGTGCTGCTCCTGCACCATTTGAAGTAAGAATCTGATTTGCTGTTCCCACCGCTACTGCCGCAGCATTACCACTTGCATCCCAAGTTATAAGTTCTCCGTCTGTTCCATTTGCTAGACCTGCAATTGGAAGCCCGGTTGCGTTTGTTAATACTCCAGCGCTAGGTGTGCCTATATCTGGGGTTGTTAATGTTAGACCTGCTAGTGTCAGCGCTGCGCTGGCACGATTTATAGCGACCTGTGTCGTTCCTATGTAAAAAGTCTGGTCAATAACCGCATACACCCCGGAAAGGTCCGGGAGGTCTCCGGCTCCCAAAGCATCCCATGATGGTATAGCAGAAATTGCTCCATCCCCAGTTTGATTTAAAAACTTTTTTGTCGTTGTTGTATTTCCGGCCAGCTTGGTCCATTTAGGAGTGGCATCTCCATAGACTGTATCCCCAAGAACAGGAGAAGCCGCAACTGTATCTGGATGAGTTGCTGATAAAAAATTATGAGACGTTCCGCTCACTAATAATCTATGAGTAGTTGGATCGGCCCAAAGCAAAACTGGAGTTTCTCCATCTACATTTGAGACTGCTAATAATGTTGTTATTCTATTGTTATCTCTTTTTGCGTTTGACACGTTATTTTAATTTAATTTTTAAGTTAACTAGATTTTGTTAATAAATCACCAGTCGCTGCATTTATATAAAGTTGTATCGGTGTTACTCCATCAGCACTTGATACTGCCATCAAAGCTGTGACTCTATTTTCATCTCTTGGCGCATCATCCCCGGACAAATCACTACCGCCTGTTCCGTTTTCATTACAAACTACATGACTTGCCGGATCAGCTAATACTAATAATGGAGTAACTCCATCACCATCGGATGTTCCAAGTATTGTGTTTACTCGATTGTTATCTTTAACTGCGTTTGCCATTTTTTTTATTTTCAAATTCTTTAGTCGCTTCAATCAGCGCGTTGTATTTATCAGTAATCATTCTGTCTCTCTCATTCAAGTCAGCGGTTTTGGTAGTATTTGCAATCCGTACATTCTCGTTAGCCACTCCGGCCACTCTTATTTGCTCCTCTTTATCTTTAAGTTTATTATTTTCTTTTTCTACAAATTTACTAAATTCTTTTTTATCCTCATCAATATTTGTTTCATTCTGTTCTATTCTTTGTTCGGACTCAACTATTTTTTCTTCCCTTACACCAATCTCTTTCTTTTTCTCTTCAATCTTTTTTTTATCTTCACTACTAATTTGTTTTTCGTTTTCAATTTCTTTTCGATCAGTATCAAGTTCTTCTTTGGATTTTACAACCCCCTCTTTTTCTTTTTCAATCTCAATAAATTTATTTTTGATTTCCTCTTCCTTAAGGTCAACAGGTTTTTTTGCTTCTTTCTTTCTCCCCTCTAATTTTAAAACCTCATTGTTTAGTTTTTCAGTATCAAGTTTTATTTTTTCCTCTATCTCTTTATAATTTTTATTTATCAACAGTATATAATTTTTCTTTTTTTCCTCTTCAATTTTTAAATCACTTATAGACAAAACCAATCTGGATTCCTCTGTTCCAAGTTTATTAATACGTTCCTTGGCCTGTGAAGAATCGATTTCTTTATCTTTTCTTATTTTACTTGGATCAAGTAATTCCATATAATATTAATCTTTAGGTGTATGTTCATACCACTCTCCACAAAAATTTACTATATTTCCATCATCGTTAGACGATATTTCAACTATTGTGGTTGAATTATTTGGAAATATTAATTCTCTATCTCTAGTTATGATTTGTGTCATTTGTTTAGCTTTCTCTTACCACAACTTTTGGAGTTGTTCCGGCAATAGAAATTATCCCTGAATAAACTGTTCCTGATCCATCTTCTCCGACAGATCCACCTAACCCATCACTATCTGCTGTTCCTCCCTTTATCAGATAATGAAAGACAGTTGTACTCGCTCCGGTTCCAAGCAAAATAAATACTGGATTTGTTCCAACATTTTGAATCGACCAAGTATTTCTGTCTGTGTTTTTAGCCAAAACATCCCCAGCGGTAGTGACTATCGCTGGGGTGTTTATCTTTTGTGTTGGCGCTATATTATTATTTGAAGACATGTGTTTTGTTGTTAATTTTTATTTCCCTCGAATGTAGACTCATCGTCTGCTGGGGTTTCCGGTGCTTCCGGTGTTTCTGTTTCTTCTGGATTATCATCTTTTATCTCTGAACCAATTATTTGTGGTTTTCCTCCGGGTCCGGTCACATTGTTCTTGCTTGAATCGTAAGGATCAATTTCTGGTTTAGGTTCTACCTTAACATTCATTGATGGTTCTGCTGCTCCTGAAATTTCATCAATGTCTAGATTGTCTTCATCCGGAACTTCTTCTATCAATCTAGCCTTGTTGAAAATATCCATGAATGCTGGAACCTCCAATGGTTTTTTCGGTGATGTATATCTTTCGTTTCCCTTACCTGTTTCTGTCAATATTTCGTTTGTAAGATGTTTAGCAAAATGCTCTGCTATCCCCTTTGGATAGTATTTTTTTGTTCCCGGTTTAAATGTATATGCTTTTCCGTTCCAATAACCTGTGAATGAATTTTCTGTAAAATTGTGAAAGATGTATTTTCTAGTCATAATATTTTTTTGCTTGGGAATGCGTTTTTAATCCCAATGGTTAGCGCGGTGATTCTAACCTGTTTTATAAGCACCGTTTTCCCCCTGCTCTCCCAAAGAAGAGCAGGGGTTAAGTAAATTACTATTTAAAGTAATTTTAACATTACTGGTCCGTATTCAGTATCGGTTCCTGCGATCATCGCGGTACCTACAACTGAAAGGATTTCAGCTGCTCCGTCTGCTGTCACTTCGACAGCTCCGTTTACATTATCGGAAGCAACGACATCAGTTCCAACTGTAATTGTTCCGTCTAATAGAACACTACATGGACCTGATACTTGAAGCCATCCGTAATAAGATGCTGTGATAGCCTTTACAGCTACACCAACTGGTGAAGAGCTGACAGTCGTTGGTTGAATAATTACTCCATCGTATGGATTCTTAATCAAATCAACTGTGGTTGCAGTAGTCAAAGCTACTACAATCTTATCAGCCAATGTAATCGTTAGCGCTGCAGCTGTAGTGGCTGGGTGACTATCGATTAAATAACTATAGCCCTCTCCTGCATCATCGGCTATAACTGCAAAGCCACCAGCGTACTGGTTAGCTGTTACGGTAGGAGTTGCTGTTGTCACAATTTCAATTGCTCCAGCATCAGCTGCAGCGATTGCTAAATTATGATCACCAGTATCCTGTGCAGGTGATTGCTGCAATTTGCCCGGTGCCAAAGCGGTACCGCCTGCTTTCGCATAGCGGAAAGCTCGCCCATCGTTGCTATAAACGATTTCACCAAGTTTATGAAGAGCTGTTGAGCTTTCTTCATACAAACCTTGAGCGACTACCACTGGACCGGTTCCTGTAATTTGAGTCATGTCTTTATCTTTATTATTAAATTATAACAGATTTTTCGACCTTAGCTTGTTTAGCTATTAAGCTACTAAGCTGCTACTGCTAGTCCAGCAGTTGCATAGGTTGAACCGTCTTGAGATATGACGAAGATGTTTTGTCCAGTCGTACCCATCACTGTGACATCTACAACTGCGCAGTTAGAATCACAGAAGACCGCGCCTTGTGTTTGCGCTGATCCAAATGCGATTGCTGCTGCTGGTGTTCCTGCTGACAATGGATTGTTGAAGAACGTACAGCCCTTGAATGTCAAACTTCTTTCAACATCAGTTGCATTGGCTCCGTAAACAAATACTTTATCTGTATCATCGGCCTTTGCCAAGAACATACAATTCTCGAAGTAACAATCCCTTAATTTCTTACCAGCAATAATTCCACCTGTGCATATAACATTGGCTCTAATATCTCCAGTTATATTTGCAGATGATCCGATTGTACAATTTATGAATTGTGCTGAATCACCATTAAGTGCTATTTCTGCAGCTCCTGCATCATCCAAGTCGGATGATTTGTAGAACTCACAACTATTATAAATTGCGTATTCTCCACCCTCAGCAATTGCATAAAGAGAAGCTGCGACTGTGCTTGAGCTGTCGAATTTAATACCTGAGAAAGTATTTCCAACTCCGGTATGTTTCACTAAGGCAATATCAGCTGCAACTGTACTATCGCCCATTGTAATTCTGGCTCTTGCACCCATTCCCAGACTGCCTCCTCTAAGTCCTAGCCCAACAAAGTGAACTCGGCTCTTAGTAAGATCAAGCATTGATGTCTGAACATGAGCAGCATTCGCGCTCAATAAAATTACATCGTGATTTCCGGAAGTAACCGTAGCATAGGCCTTTGCAATAGTAGCAAAAGCAGCATCTTTAGTTTTTCCGTCATTCAAGTCTGAACCGTTTGTTGGATCAACCCAATAAACTTGACCGAATGTTACAACTCCTGCGTTTTCTAAATCGTCAAGAGTTATTTTTGCTCCGTATTTCAGAGCTGGAACATAGTTCCGTAATAATTTAGTCATTGTGGTTTTCTTTTTAATTTCTCCCTCTCTTGTAGGTACTCGGAGATTCCGAGTACCTCAAGGTCAAAGGCGAAACGTTTAATGATTTAAACTCCGGTGATATCAGTCAATTTGCCATGTCTCTTTGGGTTTCTAGTTACAAACTGTCCACCAAAGTAAACGTGGCCAACAACAGCTCCGGCATTTGCAGGAATAATCCAGTCACTCCATGAGAAGCCTAAGCCAATCGGAGCGCTATAATCATTTCCCTCAACCTGAGATTTGTAAGCAACAGGTTTTGCAAACTTATATGGTAAAGCATACCAATCCAAGTCATCTTCTCTCACATCAATAAAGTCTCCTGATGTACATTTTTCATCCATCAAGATTGGTTTACCGTTATAAGATAAAGCTGTGAAGCCTGTTCCTCCTTGTAGACCTTTCATCAAAGAAGCATCCTTTGTGATTCTTTCTTGTGGTCTTAACAATTGACCATATAGATTGAAGATTGCTTCTGTGGTATAAGTAGCAGTTGGTTTTTGAGCGCCACTTGCTACGTTGATCCACAAAGTGTCAACCTTGGCCAAAGTTAAAGTACCGCCTGAGGCAGTTACTGTTCCTTGTAAGGTTGGATAAGTAGAACGAGAAAGACCACCAATTGTTGCAACGGAACTTCCGTCATCAACTAAAGCGCCTAATCCCAATGGATCCTTTGAACTATTACCAGTTCCATCGCCATAAAAGATTGTACCGAGGTCATCGGCCATATCTTCTGTGTCAGATTGAATGGTAAGTTTCATTAAATCCAAAATCTTTGCATCAGTATCAGCTACTGAAAGCTCATCACCCGGCAATGCACAAGTGATTTGATAGAAGCTCGGTGTGAACTCCATAAACTGACGATTGTCTGTGGCTGCTACTGAGAAAGTATCAAAGCCACGAAACGATTGCCCTGTGGTGTTTTTAGAGACCTTTACAGGTACTCTTAAAGTACGCCCACTCCACTTTTTTGCTGCGCGGACTACGCGCTGGAACATCACGTTTGATCCAATAACAGTATCAACTACAAAAGGCAAGTATTCCTGCGCTACTGTAGTTTGTATTCTTTGTCCGTATATTTCAGTCATGGTTTAAGTTTCTTAGTTCTTTAAAACATAATACTGTAAACCATATTTTATTTTACCAAGGTCTTTTATTTATAAAGTCCTTTGAAGTCTTGTAGTTTACAGGTTCTTTTTCTCCTGCTGGTTCGGATGTTGTTGCGCCTGCAATAACTTTTTTGTCAGTTGGTTTTTTGGAAGTAGCACTCGACTTCATTAATCTGAAACCAGATTTATAATTCCATTTTCCTTTACTGTCAACCAAGTCATTGTCAACCACAAATTTTAAGAGTTTATTTGTATCAATCTTTCCTCCTGTTGGATTAAGGGTGGCATCACCCTCGATTGATTCAATTTCAGTTTTCATGTATGCTGTTGCCTCCTTGATCGCATCAGATTCTTTTGTTTTTTCTGTGTTCAAGCGCTCAACTGCTCTGTCTTCAGCTGCTTGAATTTCTTTAGTACGATCAGCTCGGAAAGCATCCCATTGTTCCTGCTCTCCCCCAAACCATCCGGGGATTTTTGTGTCATTGGCATTGTCTTCTTTTTTTGTGCCAAATTCTTCACGAAGTTTTTTGATGTCATCTTGATGGCGAGTTTCTTGTCCGTTAAATTTTTCTTTCCATTCGTCTTCTCGTTTTTTCCATCTAGGATGTTGATGAAACGGCTTGTCTTTATCGGGGTCTTCTTCCGGTTTTGTTTCTTCCCCCTCCGGAGCAGGGGTTTCAGTCGTTTCTTCGTTGTTTTCATCTGGTGAGGATGACGGAGTTTCTTCCTCCGTTGTTTCTTTCTCTTCAAATGGGTTTTCACCCTCTTGAGGAGTATCTACCATTGTTTCTTCTGACATAAATTTGCAATCTGTTTTTATATTCCCACAGAATGAGGGGAGTTAATATTTATATTATATCATGAAATGATCACGTCGTATATATTATACTTTCGGAACAGCCGGGCTTCCATCTTTCGCTTTAATTTCTTTTCCAGTATATTCTTTCTTTTTTTCTTCTTTTTTATCTTCCCCTTTGCTCTCTCCTAAATCATAGGCAATAATATCAAACTCTGAATCATTCTGCATTTTGCTAATTGACAACCCTGTCATTTTTACTTCCATTTCTATTTTATATGTTTTCCCTACTTTCCAATCTTTTGTTTCAGGAAAAAATTCATGTCTGGCCCTAAAATTTGGATAAAACTTTTTTGGCTTCTCTCCCTTTGATGAATAGCAATCATACTCATTTTCTTTTGGTGTAATTTTTATCATAGTGTTAAAGATTATTTTTTAGTATTATTTACTTTGTCAACTTTCTTCTTTTCATTTTCAAGATTATCATAAGCAGCAATTGCTTCTGGGTCTGCAATAATACCAACCTTTTTTAACATCTGCGCTTTTGCATCTGGAGCTAAATCTTTAAAACTAATTGATTCACTCGGCTTGTCTTGAGGTTCTTGTGCGGCTTGTTGTGACTGCACAACTTTCTGAACTCTTGGGTCTTTTTCAAATAATACTTCCGGTGAATTAACTTCAAGCCAAGCATTCGCTGCCAGCTCTTCTGGGTTTGGATAATCAAGCGCTTTGTATAAATCAATTAAAGACATCTTTCCTGATGCTGATAATTCAATCGCTTGGTTAGCTAATGTTAAAGTATCCTTTGGTAAAAGAGAACCCTCTTTAACACTTATTTTTATTTTAGGCTTATCCTGTTTTCTTAAATATTCGTCATTGTAAACGTATAGTAATTGAACAAACCAATTATAAATTCCGTCAGCCATTTGCTCGAGGTATTCACTAAATCCACCACCGATTCTATCGGTATCAAGGTTTTGCGCTTGGAACTTTCCTCTTACTGTTTTATCTTTTTCAAGACCTGCAGCAGATGAACCTCTTGTTCCAAAAATATCGCGAACTCTATTTCGAGTATCTACGAGTTGATTATAAATATCTGATGGCAATCCGGGCGCGCTCATGCGCTGTATAGCCTCACTTACTGATCCTGTTGGGATTGCTATCGTTCCACCCTTACGTAATGCCTCCGTTACTCCTCTTGCTTGAGGCATTGTTAAACCAGACCGCTCAAGTGAGACAACCATTCCACCGTTCATGCTGTCTGCATTTTTATCAATCTGCCTGTCTCTTTTGTTTATTAAATCTTGATTGGATAAATTCTGGCCAATCAAAGACGTTTCATCAACAGGTTGTTTGCCAAGATTGAATACTGACAAAAATATATAAGGTTTTTTTGGCGCTGCAAATTGATTGAAACCCTTTATTTCTTCCATCAACTGCCCACCACTTTCGTTTAATTGTGATGTTCCATCTTCATTAAGGTCAGCCTCTTTCTCGCTACCATAATTCCAATGTGGATTTTTCTTTTTCAACAAAACTTTTCCATCTATTGTCCAGCACATATATTCATCGGTCCACCATTCAATAAATCCTATCTCGGTTCCTAAAGCCTCAACTCCGGAACTATCTTTTGCTAACTCTTCAATTATTTTTTTAGATTCGTCTTCTCCTCCTACTGTTTCCAAAAAATTAATTATTCTGGATGCCTCCAACTTTCTATACTCTCCAATAAATTCTCCGGTATATCCATCCTCATCAATAGTAGATTTCGGATCCAATATAAGTTTCCTTGGTCTCACTATTTTAACTGTTGGAATATCTCTGTCTAAATCCCAGCCAAGTTTTGCAACTCCCAATAAATAAAGAGCCCAATGGCGCGAAGCCTTTTTGAGCTTTAATCTTAGGACTAATTCGTCAGCTATTTCTCCAAGTTCTTTTTGGATTTTTTTGGCAAAATTTAAATTTTCAGGAGTTTCTTCTACGTCATTTGCAAGATAAACCATCGGATCAGGGTTTCTTCTTGTTACCTGAGGGATGTATGTTTCTAGAGATTCAAAAATAACGTTATCTACGAGAGGTCTGTTTGTATCTATTTTTAATTGTTGATGTTGTTCTCCTTTCCAATATTTCTCATTCTCATCACCTTTTTTAATCCACGCTGAATAAACTTTAGATTCTTTCCAATTCTTCTCCCACTTTGTTGTCAGCCTGCTTAAAATAATATTACTTGTTTCCAATTTTAACTCAGGAAATTTGTCCGAGACAACACCCTCTTCTGTTTCGGTGTCATCAAAATTTCCTTTTACTTTGTTAATTCTTTTCGATAGTGAATCGAATCCAATTATATCTAGTATACTCATGTTTTTATTATAGCACAGTTTATTAAAACATAATAGATTAATTATTTCTCCAATCCTCTTCTTCGTTGTTTGCCCACCAAGGGTCTTCTCCTTTTTGTTTTTCTATTAAGCTGTCCGGGTTAAAATCTACTGTTCCGTCTGGGTTCAATAAATAACTGTCAGCAACCTGTTCAGTTTCATCCATGACAATACTTCCGGCTCCTCCAAATTTACTTATTCCTATTCTAAAATAAATTGTTGCATGCACCCAGTCATCACGATCAGAACGGTGCCAAGTATATTTGTTAACTCCCAGCGCTGTCATGTCTATCGTTCTATAAATGTGAGACCAATGAAGCCAGTATTCATACCAATCTTCCGGCAAACCATTATATAAAAATATTCTTTTATCAACAAACTCATCAATCACTAGCTGTATCATTCTATTTCTGTCAGCAAGAACATTGCCAAATTCATCTTTAACTCCCCAACGAATCAGCTGATAAGTCTTTCTGTCTTGAGCATAGTGACACAAAAACACTCTCCCCGGATATTTTGTTCTTAGTTTTCTACTGCCAATAATATCCCCTCCTTGGTCCAGCACCATTATGCTGGTTGGGAACTTCTTCAAAAAATATTCCAATGTTTCTTTTAAAGGTAATTGATTAACACTATCCGGTGTGTAATCTTTCATTTCTCCATAGCCTATCAACCCTTGGGTGTTTCCATAAACATATCTCAGGGCGATTCCGGTATCGACTCCGATCACCATTCTTCCTTTGTAAAGATTTTTGTCTTGCGTTACTTGTCCGAGAATTGTTTTCTCAATAACACTATTTCCACTTCCGGCATAAGGCAAACCAAGAACTTTATTATAGAAATAATCCATCGTTTGCTTTCCGGCCAGAACTTCATTATATGTTTTTATAACATCCTTGGCCGGAACCCATGCAGCCATTAATAAACTCACATGATAACCGCTCCATTCTATTTCAGGATGCTTGGCTCTATCAAAGCGCGCAATCCATTCTCCTTTTGCTCGAGCATGCCAGTCTAATATTCCATGGCATTTTTTACAAATAAATTCTTCATTTTCAATATCAACATTCATTCTCTTATCGTCTTCGGTATTCCATTCCATGTACTGTTTCTTCCCACAATGAGGGCAAGTGATAAACCACTCCTTTTGGTCGCTCTTAAGCCATTCAACGTGTGTTCCCTGCCCTGTTATGCTTGGATGGCTAAAAACGTGTGTCTGCTTGAATTTGGAGTGCTGTAGACGAGCCTGAAAGTCTGCAACCACGTCTTGTTTGCTCGAATCCTTTTCATCGTGGACCAATCTATCAGCTGTGACCATAATCGCTGCTTTCTTCGACCACGTTCCTCTAAAGTAAATCATGCTCTGTCCTATCTGCTTTTGTTCGATTGAATCTTTATCTGCTGTTAAACTTTCAAGGTGCGGATTGTTAGCAATAATACGATTAACTTTTCCACCAACGAAAATGCTGACATCTCCGTCAGTTGGAAGAGTATAAATAATATCCATTTTGTTCATCTCTGCATCCCGGATATTCTTTAAAACTTCCAAGGTGCTTAATCCAACCTGCGCCGCTTTCATTACCACGAGGTTGTCGCTCTGATCGTCATAAATATCAATCTGGAACTGATGCTTATGAAATTCTATCGGCTCCCCCTTTTCGTTTTTAATTTGATGTTTTTCTATAACCCAATAACTAGCATCATATTCTGCTAGTTTATCGATGTCTTCAGTTGAGACCTCTTCCTCCTCTTTAATTTTCTCCGGTTGTTTTTTCATCCTTACCCTTTACTTTTATTTCTATTTCTCCATTACTCCAAACTGTTCTTACTTCGCCACAAATCGGGCAACCAACAGTTGCGCCGAACTCGTCTTCCCACCTTTCAGGAACTCCCGGATTGGGTTTAAATTTTGGCTTTCTTCTAGCCTGTTCAATTAAACTAAATTGATGTTGATGTGTCATATTTTTATATCATTTGCTGCATGTTCTTCATGTCTGGTATTTGCATCGCTTGTATTAATTTCAGGCATCTGGAACACGCAGTCACTGAATAATTTCTGCCAAAAATATTTGCCATGTAGTTTTTCAATACTTTGTGTTGGCAACTGGGATTTAAAAAATCTCTATTCCCTATAAATTGTGTATTTATTTCAGTCATGTTTTAAATTATTTTAGGCGGAGGGTGTGAGAATTGTCCGCCTTTGGTTATCTTATGCTAACCAACCTTGCATAGGTTTGCATAGATTTATGTGTGTGGCGTTGTTTCCGACACCCTCCGATGTTGCCTAGAGTTTTCTAGGTCTGTTAATCCAATCTCTAAGAAGTGACAGGGCGAGGATTAAAACTACTATTAGCATTACATAATGTTCAATCCTCATCGCCTTTTTCTCGCTCTCCTAAGGTTTACGCAACCCTTATGCCTGTTCTGATTGAGGCAATTCTTAATTTCACTTGGCTTAACATATCTCTGTTTCTTCTTGCAATAATATCTCAATTTGTCCTCCTTTAAACTTTATCCATCTTTATTATAACAAACTTCCTCTTTCCAAAATATTTTTTAAAACTTTCTTTAGCTAAATCCCAAGCATTATTAGCATCAACATTTAATACTAAGTAAGATTTTTTCTCCTTAGTAGCACACTTTGAAAGTTGAGCTAATATAAAATAGTCAGACATAAATTTTTATATTAATAATTATTTTCTTTCCTCCCACTCCTCTTTACTTGTTAAATGCCAATGGACACAATGAGGACATTCGTATATTCTAAGTTTTATATGGTCTTCATGCCATCTTTTATTCTTCGCTGTGATTGCGGTCTTTTTATCGTACATCGGTTTTCTTCTGCAATAATCTAGTTTTGTACGTCTGCCAAGAATTTTCATTTTAATTTATATTTAACTGCTTTCCGTTTGCCTAAACCAAGATATTTCATCCATAATTTTGCCTAATATATAATTATAACAAGATCTATCATCTTCTTTATGTGATAAATTATATTTATTTTTAACCCTCTCCTCTGCTTCTTCGGCTTGTTTAATGCTTTTATAACAAGGAATATATTTTGTATTAATATAGAGGATATCATTTTTTTTAAAAAATGGGTCGTAAACCGTAATTATTAATTCTTTTGTTATTGATTGTTTCATATCCCCCCAGTAAATTTCTTAATCTCTTGCATGGCTTCAAAGTGTCCGATACATTCTCCGTATAATTTCCCGGACAGAACTGCTGCGAAGTCATATAATATTTTAGCACGTTTGTTTCTATCTCCAAATCTATCACAAAGGAAAACGTATTGTTTAGCATAGGCTCTTGCCTCTTGGTCAATCCTGAACTCTTGGTCTCTTAAAAATTTACCCCACCATAATTCAGGCTTGTCTCCTTGCTGTTTAATATGAACTTTCTCATGCTCGATCACATGGTCCGGCAACTCGTGGCCACTCGGATTGTAGATTGTATCTCCGTATGTAAATATTTTATCAATAAGATTAAACCCAAACGTATTGCAAGCTGCATCAAAAATTGGCGGCTTCTCTTTTAAAATTTTGACTGGTTTGACTAATGGCATAATATTTTTTAATAATTATTTAAGATTATAGTTATCTCTTCCTCTATTTCCGTCATCGTGTCTGTGTTTTCTTGAACATAATCACCCACACTATTCTCTTTGATTTTTTTGGTATCGCTTCTTTTATTCAAAGCATTGGAAACTATTGACCTTATGTTCTGTAATATCTCATCTTTAAAATCAGTCATAACTGCGTAGCATAAATTAATAATCCAATTGCTATTCCTAAAGCAAAACTAGCTGATGCTGCTATGGCTATTACTCCTAGGTTTTGTGGTCTCATATTTTTTCCTCCTTAAATAATAATTTCCTAAAGGCTGAGAGTATCTTTTGAGTTCGATACTCTCCGCCGCCAATCCCATGCACTGGTTTCCCAGCCTTTAGGCAACTATTCCATTTTATCGCTCTCGCTTTCAATCCTTTGTTTCCTTGCGACTCTTAATAATTTCAATGCTTCTTTTTCCCCCTTGCTTAAATTTCTATTTGAAACAACTTCAACCGATCCTCCATGTTCAAGTTTGCTTGTCGGCATAAAATCTTTGTCTTTCTTCTCTAGCCATCTCCAAGCATCGTTTGTATTTTTCAATGCTTCAACTATTGTTTTCCTAGCCACCATGTTTGGTTTTAGCTTCAAGCTCTCTTTTCGCTCCGCAAACTCTGGGTTCTTCTTTTGGTATTCATATAAAGCTGTTGGTGATACTCCGGCATAAAAACAGGCTTCTCTGTCTGGAAAACTATTTGAGAATGCATCCTCTAGTTTCTGAATGGTATCTTTATCAAATTTTGTCGGTCTACCACACTCACAATAGCCGGGAAGTTCCTTGAATTTATTTCCCTTTGGTCTCTTTGGTTTATTACAACATTTGCAACTTTTTGGTCTTGCCATTTTCTTTAATTATTTACTAATTACTATCTACTTCTATGGTCCTTACATCTCCCGTACAATTTCCTGTTGATACATAAAGAAGAGTTTTTCCATTAGTTAGAGTTGTATAATAAAATACTATTTCCATTTTATTTAGAATATTTTTTAAAAATTTCTTCTGCCTTTCTGTTTTCTTCTTCTAGTTCTTTATCAAAATAATCTCTTTTATCTAATTCACGATAAGCCTTGCTGTGAATTTCTGTTGTTAGTGATGTTTCGCTCCATAAACTTTTAACATTCTCTGTGGACATACCACTTAAATCGTATTTATCATTTTTACCACAACCAACTAAAATCATTGTCATTATTAATACTGCTATTGTAATTTTCATAATTTTATATTGTTATCCCAAATGTTTTTAAAATATCATTAATCTTTAATTTCTCCTCTCCTGTCAAACAAAAGTTAGCCGGGTGACTTGGATCGAGCAAAAACTCTGCTGCCTTTTCTTTCTTAATAAAAAAACAACTCTTATCTTTATTGATTGGATGTTGTTTCGGACAAGAAAAATATAGCTTTTTGTCTTCTAGTGGTTCTCCACAATTCGGACACTTCTTGTATAATAAATTTTGCCATTTTCTTTTTGGCTTTTCTACTGTGTTTGATTGACTTGGTTTGAATGTTGAAATCGACATGATATTTATTTAATATTTATAATTTGACTGCTTTGTTGCCGGTGTAATTTTCCCAGCGCTCAATTATCACATCAACGAATAATGGATCGAGTTCTATTCCGTAGCATATCCTGTTTGTCTTCTGGCAGGCTATGATGGTTGATCCTGATCCGAGGAAAGGATCGAGAACTATGTCTTCAACCTTTGAGCTGTTAAATAATGCGTATGTTATTAACTCAACTGGTTTTTGGGTTGGGTGAACGTAATCCTGCACCGGTTCGCGCTTCATTGTCCATATGGTTGTCTTACCGTCTTTCTCTGCTTGTTTCTGTTTCTTGGCCCATGTTGCCAATTGAGCATCTGTCTTT